GGTACGCTACTGACCCATATTTAACGTTTCCCAACCCACTTTTAACATTTGCAAACATTTTGTGGCACGGTTTTTGCTGGGTCGCCACTTTACCGTTTTTTAACATTTCGCAACCCACTTTGGAACGGTTTTTGCTAAGGCACAGATTTAACAAAAGATAACAGACTTTGGCACGGTTTTTGTTATGCGTGTGCGCCCGTGAAATTGTTTCACGTGGAACACTGCCACACCGATGCACGAAATAAAATGTTTCACGTGGAACACAACACCAAGAGTTAAGAAAAGTTAAAACGAAAATAATTTGTGCGCTTATGCTTGTATGTTAGAAAAAAGTTGTATCTTTGCAGTGTTCAATTAAACATTTTGAAATTATGAAAGAGTTTATACAACATTTCAGAGAGCAACCGAAAGAAGCAATTAAAGAAGTTGCAATGTGTGTTATGATTTTCGCCGTTTGTGGTGCGATGTTGTTTTTATCTGCAATCTTGCAGGGTTGTAGCGTTTCAAAGGGTACAACGGTACGGGGCAAGGCAACGATAATAACAACCGATACAACGGTAGTCAAACACAACGGTACTTTGAAGTTTAATAAGTCTATGTTTAACAATTAAAGTTTACTACAATGGAAGAAAAAAGAAACGCATTTGACGAATTTTCGTTTGCCGCTTTGTCGGCGTTGGGTAGCCTTATGGCGTGTAACGAAGTATGCCGCAACCAACGGGCAGTTATGAAAATAAACCGCTTTCGTGCGTGGCTTATGGACTTGAAGCCGCAAGACAACCCCGAACAAAAATTGCCTTTTGACGGCGAACCGCAAGGGCAGACAGCGAACAACTAACACCAAGTTTAACAATTAAAAGATTACTACAATGAAAAGTTTTGCAAGTAAATTTAACAAGACCACGTTTAGCATTGACACAACCGATTTTCAGTACACCAAGTTAGCCGATATTTTCAACTCTGAAAATGAGGGCGGCAAAGATGTGGTACACAAAATCAATGGGCTTTACGTACATAAGTCGCAATTAGGCGACAGCCCCGTAATTATTGATGAGGAAAACAAACGGCTGGTGAACCTACCAAGCCACACCGCCGAAACGGTGCGTGAAATTCTCGCCGATGATGAGGCGGTACAAACTATCAAAGACGGCAAAGTCGGGTACACGATTTACGAGTACGAGAGCCACGGCAAGAAGTGTTACTCTATTTCGTTTGTGGACTTGTAAGAGTTTGGAAAGTTATGTTAACTTTGTAGGGGTTGCAATGTTTGCAACCCTATTTAATATAACAGCGTATGGCAAAGTTAGGTTTCAAGATTAAATTTACAAAGTCTGTATTTGGTGCAACCCAACGGGCGAAAATCAAAAAAGAGATATTGCAAGCCGTGGAAAGCAGCCCCGAATATCGAAAAGAGATTGCAAGGGTTTTTCAAATGGCGAACCGCCGAATACAGAATATAGAGCAAAGCGGACAACTTTCGCCAGCCGTGCAAGCGTTAAACAAAGGCGATATTAAGGGGTTTACCAAGTTTTCAATGAAAGGCGATTGGAACACCTTAAAAATTGAGTACGGCAAGGCGATTTCGTTTTTACGCCAGCCAACCAGTACGGCGCAAGGTGCAAGGCAGTACGGGCAACACCTGCAACGTATGTATGATTTAACGCCCGATGAGTACAACCTTATGGCAAGGAACTTGCAGGGTAAGTTAAACAGCGTTTCAGATAGTGATTTCGTGGAACGGTATTTGATGCGGTACAAAGATTTCACGGGCGAAATGGAGCAAAGCGCAAGCGATATAAGCACCCAAATTGAGAGTGAAGCGCAAAGCATATCACGGGCGATTGATGCAGAGATAGAGCGGCAAGCAAATGAGGTTGCGGACGCAATGGATGATATGCAAAACGATATAGAGCGCATTTTGCGCAACTTTGGCAAGTTTGGCTTATGAAAAAAATACCTTTTGAGTTACAAGAAAGAATAAACAGCCCGACCGAAATAAACGAAATACTGAAAGCCGCCGTAAATGAAAAAAACATTATCGGAAACAGCAAGGGCGAACGGTTTTACAACGTGCCGTGCGCCTTTGATATTGAAACGACAAGTTTTTACCGTGATACGGACGGACGGGCGTACACATACGAGCAAATGCAGCGTATGCAGGACAGCAACGGGCGCAAGGCGAAATTAGAGAAAGCCGCAATAATGTACGTTTGGCAGTTTGGCATAAACGGATATACAATAATGGGGCGCACGTGGGGCGAATTTGTTACGATGATGCAGACCGTAAGCGAGGTTTTAGGGCTGAATGACAAATTACGCCTTATTGTGTATGTGCATAACCTTTCATACGAATTTCAGTTTTTGCGCAAGTGGTTTGAGTGGCAACGGGTTTTCAGTATTGATTTGCGCAAACCGATTTACGCAATAACAACGGGCAACATTGAGTTTAGATGTAGTTACTTGCTTTCGGGTTATTCGCTTGCAAAGTTGGGCGAACAACTTATGAAATACAAGTGTGCAAAAGCCGTGGGCGATTTGGACTACCAGCAAATAAGGCACAGCGAAACGCCGCTAACTGATGCGGAAATACATTACTGCATAAACGATATTAAAGTAGTGATGTGCTACATACAAGAACGCATTGAGGAAAGCAAGGGGATAACGCACATACCGATAACAAAGACGGGGTTTGTGCGCAAGTATTGCCGTGCGCATTGTTTGCGTGAAAAAAGCGATGCAGGAAAGACCGTACCAAATTGGGATTACGTAAACTTGATGCAGGAACTACAAATTACGGGTATGAATGAATTTAATATGCTGCAACGTGCATTTGCAGGCGGTTTTACACACGCAAACGCCGAATATACAGACGAAATAATGTACAACGTGGATAGTTACGACTTTACAAGCAGTTACCCGTATGTAATGATAGCGGAAAAATACCCGATGTCGCAAGGCGTTGCAATCACGGTTAAGAGTATGGCGCAATTTGAGTTTTTAATATCAAAGTATTGTTGTGTGTTCGATATTGAGTTTACCAACATATTTGCCAGCGAAACGCAAGACAACCCGATTTCCGCAAGCAAATGTTTTGTGAAAGAAAACCCGTGCGAGAATAACGGGCGCATTGTGGCGGCTTCAAAAATTGCGCTTACAATTACGGACGTGGATTTTAATATAATCAAGAACTTTTACACGTGGGAAAGTATGCGTGTGGGCGAAATGTATTGTTACAAGAAAGAGTATTTGCCGACACCGTTTGTAAAATCAATACTACATTTGTACGAAAGCAAGACGAAATTAAAAGGCGTTGAGGGCAAAGAAGTGGAATATCTAAACAGCAAGGAAATGTTAAACAGTTGTTACGGTATGAGTGTTACCAACCCTTTGCGTGATGAGTTTACATATAACGGCGAGTGGGATATTAACTCAATGTCGCCCGAACAAAAACAAGAACTATTATACAAGTACAACACCAGCAAAAACCGTTTCTTGTTTTACCCGTGGGGCATTTTCGTAACCGCATACGCACGGCGCAACCTTTTCACGGGCATACACGAAGCAAAAGACGATTACATATACAGCGACACGGACAGCATTAAAATAATGAACGGCAAGGCGCACGAAGCATATTTCAAGGCTTATAATATGCAGGTGCAAATGAAATTGCGAGCCGCCTGCAAGTACCACGGTTTGCCGTTTTCGCTTTGCGAGCCGCAAACGATAAAAGGCATAACAAAGACTTTGGGCGTTTGGGATTTCGAGGGTACATATACACGGTTTAAGACGCTGGGAGCTAAACGGTATATGGTGCAAGAACCGAACGCACTAAAAGCAGGCGGACGGGCATACGATTTTAGTTTAACCGTTTCGGGCGTAAACAAGAAAGCCGCAATTCCGTACCTTATTGAAAAGTACGGGGCAAACGGGATATTCGATGCGTTTACCAACTATTTGGATATACCTCCAGCGGCAACGGGCAAAAACATACATACGTACATTGACTACGAGATACAAGGCGAGATAACCGACTACAAAGGCAGCACGGCGCACTACAACGAACGCACGGGCGTACATTTAGAGCCGACAGGGTACAGCCTTTCCCTTTCGGTTATGTACATAAACTATTTGCGAGGTATCAAATTTAAGGACTAAAATAATAAGAGTATGACAACAAGAAAGACAAAGACAGACAAGCCGAAGTTTTACGACTTGAAAGCGATTTTAAGCAAGAACGCCGATTATAATGTTATATTTGGCGAGAGGTCAAACGGCAAGACTTATGCCGCCTTAAAATATGGTTTGGAAAACTATATCAAGACGGGCAAACAAATGGCATATATACGCCGTTGGCGTGAGGATTTGAGGGGCAAACGTGCCGAAAGTCTGTTTGCAAACCACGTGGCAAACGGACTTATTGAGGAACTGACAGAGGGCAAATTTAACGAAGTGTTTTATATGTCGAACAAATGGTTTTTGTCGTACTACGATGCAGAGAAAAACAAGCGGACACCCGACCCGACACCGTTTTGTTACGGCTTTTGCCTTTCAGAGCAGGAACACGAAAAAAGCAGTAGTTACCCGAATGTTACAACGATTGTGTTTGATGAGTTTTTGACACGGCGGTATTATTTGCCCGATGAGTTTATGTTGTTTATGAACTTGTTAAGCACGATAATACGCCAGCGCAACGATGTTAAGGTTTTTATGTTGGGTAACACGGTAAACAAGTTTTGCCCGTACTTTACGGAAATGGGTTTGAAGCAAGTGCCGTTTATGGAGCAGGGAACGATAGATATATACCGCTTTGGCGAACACGGCGCAATAGTGGCGGTTGAGTATTGCAGCACGATAGTACAACACAAAGCCAGCAACAAGTATTTTTGTTTCGACAACCAAAACTTGCAGATGATTACGGGCGGTAAGTGGGAACTTGCCGTATATCCGCATTTGCCTTGCAAGTACAAGCCGCAAGATGTGTTGTTTGTGTACTATATCAAGTTTAACGATGTAGTTTTGCAAGGTAACATTATCCAAGTGGGTAACGAGTGTTTCACCTACATACACGCCAAAACAACCCCGATAAAAGATGAGGAAAACAGCCTTATTTATTCGCTTGAAATGAACGGCAAACCGAACTACAAACGCAAGTTGTTAAGCACGGCAAGTTACGTGGAACAACAAGTCGCACGGTTTTTCGCAATAGACAAAGTTTTCTACCAAGACAACGAAGTCGGCGAAATAGTACGCAATTATTTAATTACGAGCGCAAAGACAAACATTGTTTCGCTTAAATGAAAATAACGGCGGTTTGGTGCAAATTTCGTGCCGAACCGCACGTTTTACGAAATAAATAACTACCTTTGCAATAGGAACTAAAAATTTATTGATATGGACGCAAATACTATTATTCAAATCATTTCAAGTTTGGGTTTTCCGATTGTGATGTGTGGCGCATTGTTTTGGTATATGGTGAAACAAAGGCAGGCGCACCAAGAAGAAACGGAACACCTAAAAGACACTATCGCCGAAAATACGAAAGTATTAGCCGAATTAACAACGCTTATTAAAGTTTTGACAGATGAAAAGGAAAGATAACATTTACAAGTTGTACCAAGCGCAAATAAGGGACAAAGACACCGCCGTAACCGAATTTATGGCAAACACGTTGGCGAAAACTCAAAGTATGTTTGAGTATGAGGGTTTGCCCGACAGCATACCGCAAAAGGAATTGGAGCGGCTTTTGCAGACCACGGGCAACGCCTTTGTTACCAGCGTGGACGGGGTTTTGTATGCGCTTTCGGGCGGCAAAGGCGGCGAACCCGATGTTTACGGACGGGCAACGCTTTACACCGTGGCGAACCCTGCATTAAAGTTAAACAAAACCTACGATATTGAGAAAGACGGCGTTTTGATTGAGAATGACAGCAACGGCGAAAGTCTTTTGCCGCTTATTGGGCGTTACGCCGTCTTATATACTGACGGGCTTATTTCGTTGAACACGGCAAGCATTTTGACCCGTATCACGATGCTTATAAGTGCATCCGATGACAAGACGAAACAAAGTGCAGATGAGTTTTTGCGCAAGATACAGGACGGCGAATTTTCAATTATCGGGGAAAACGCTTTTTTCAAAGGCGTAAATATGCAGACCGCACCGACCACAAACAGCGTATATATTACGCAACTTATTGAGTTGGTGCAATACTACAAGGCGAGTATGTACAACGAATTGGGGTTAAACGCAAATTATAATATGAAGCGTGAACGGCTCAATTTGGGCGAGGTATCTATGAATGTGGACGTACTTTTGCCGTATGTGGATAATATGCTAAAAGAAAGACAAAATGCAGTTGAGAAAATTAATGCGATGTTCGACACCGAAATTTCGGTTAAACTTGCTTCAAGTTGGGGTTTGGAAAGGGATAATTACAACGCTTTGGCGGCTGATTTGGAAACGGCAAAGGAAAACCCCGACCCGACAGACGAACCCGACCCGACAGAGGAAAACACCGAAACAACGGGAACGGACGGAAACGACACGGAAACGACCGAAACGGAAACGGAACAAACCGAAACGACCGAAACAGAGGAAACCAAAGAAACGGACGGGAACGACACCGAAACGGAACAAACAGAGGAAACAGAAGAAAACAAAGACGATAAGGAGCAAAAGCAATGAAATACAGCGAACTATTTACAACGGGTAACGGGATATTCGCAACGGTTTTCAAGACTGAATATCCGACAGAGTACGCCGCTATTTTCGGCGATACAGCACCCGAAAAGTTGGACGCTTACGCCTTACTGATGTACGGCGGCAAGACCGTTGTAAGCAGCATAACCAGCGACAACGCAAGCGATGTTGTTTCGGCGGTGATTGCGGTAAACGTGCAAGGTTGGGAACGTGAAGCGGCGGCGATGTTGGCAGATTACGATGTACTGACACCCGTCACGGGGCAAATTGAACGGACGGAAACCGTTACTTTGCAGGAAAGCACGGACAACACCGAAACGGGCGCAAACAAGGCGTTTAATGACACCGATTTTTCAGACAGCGACCGAAAGACCGCAAACGATGAGAGAAACCGCACGGAAAGCCGCCAAACGACCGAAACAAGCAAAGGAACGGGCGCAAGTAAATCAATTTCGACCGAAATTGCAAAAGAATTGCAGTTAAGGCGTGATAATTGGAGAAAAAACATTATCTTTGCACTTGTAAGCGAGATAACAACGAGTATTTACGAATAACTAATTTTAATTTTTAACAATATGGAAGTAAAACAGATTCACACGCTTATTAACAGCGTATCAAAAGAAGTTTTGGGCAAAACCGACATTGTGCAGGAAGATTTGACGGGTATTGTGGATTTAGGCAAAGAAGTGTTTAACCAAAATGCGGTTGACAATTACGTAAAATCACTTGTAAACCATATCGGCAAGGTGATTTTCGTAAACCGACCTTATGCGGGCAAAGTGCCGAGCGTTTTAATGGATGCGTGGGAGTTTGGCAGCGTGTTGGAAAAAATAAGTGCCGATGTTCCCGAAGCCGAGGAAAACGACACGTGGAATTTGACGGACGGGCAGAGTTACGACCAAGATGTATTCCACAAACCGACCGTTACCGCAAAGTTTTTCAACTCAAAGGTTACGTTTGAAGTACCCGTATCAATCACCGAAAGGCAGGTTAAGGAAAGTTTCAGCAACGCCGCACAACTTAACGGCTTTATTTCGATGATTTATGCAGCCGTTGAAAAGTCAATGACTATCAAGGCAGACGCTTTGATTATGCGTACTATTAACAACATGATTGCGGAAACGGTTTTGGCTGATGCGGTTGCGTTTGGCGGTAGTGCCGGCAACTTGACAAGTGCCGACCTTTCCAGCGCAAGCACGGCACGTTGTGTAAACCTTTTGAAGTTGTACAATGACAAGTATTTCCCTGCAACACCAGCACAGGGCGATGGCGAACCGACCCCGAACCCTGACGCACTGACAGCGGCAAAGGCGATAACCGACCCCGATTTTATCCGCTTTGCGTCTTACGTAATGGGAACTTACGCCGACCGCCTGCAAAGCATTTCGACCGTGTTCAATGTTGGAGGCAAGGAACGGTTTACGCCGAAAGATATGTTGCACGTTGTACTTTTGTCCGACTTTGCAAAGGCAGCGCAAACCTATCTTTATTCCGACACGTTCAACCGTGGTGATGTGCTTTTGCCGCAAGCCGAAACCGTACCTTTTTGGCAGGGCAGCGGAAAGAACTACGAGTTTGCCAGCACGGGAAACATTAATATCAAGGAAAGCGGCGGCAAAGCCGTTGAAATTTCGGGCGTGTTGGGCGTAATGTTCGACCGTGATGCGTTGGGCGTTTGCAATCTTGACAGACGGGTAACAACCAACTACAACGCAAAAGCCGAGTTTTTCAACAACTATTACAAGTTTGACGCTGGATATTTCAACGATACAAACGAAAACTTTGTAGTATTCTTTATTGAGTAACTCAATAGGTATTAGATTGTTTAACTTTGGGCGGTGTGGGTGCAGGTGAAAGCGCACCGCACCGCCTTTTTTCTTTGCAGATATGACAACGATAAACTTTTATTCATACAACGGACACCCGAACACGGTAAACAAGCAGTTAGGCACGTTTACGGCGATTGAGGGCGATTTGCGGCAAACTTTCGATGTGTTGCGCCCGACCGTTACACTACGAAAGCAGCCCCGACCGACTTTCAATTATTGTTACATACCCGATTTAGGGCGTTATTATTTCGTGGAAAGGGTGAGTTTTGAGGGAAACAACGCCTACGAACTTTCGTTGCGTGTGGATGTACTGAAAACCTACGAAACCGAGATTTTGGCGGCAACGGGGCGTGTATCTGAAAGCGACAACCCCGACCCGTATATTTCCAACCGTGAAACGGTTTACAAGTGCACCCCGAATTTTGAGAAAGTGCCGTTTGCAAATACGGGCTTACTCAATGAAACGGGCGGCATTATTATGGTAACTTTGAAAGGAACAACCGAAAATTAAAAGAGTATGGCAGTAATTGTAAATATACCTAACGCACACGATGATAACAGCCAGTGGAACGCAAGCGGCGGTTATTGGGATATAAACGTAAGAACGAATGACGGGTTTGTATTTCAAGGCGATGTTAAGGCGGTTTATACAAATACAAGCGGATACCCGAAAAGCGTTGTTTTGGATATGAACGGCGCAAAGGTTTGGGCATTTGGTGAGTTGTCCGACACCGATGCAGACACGGAAATAACTATCACGGGGGCAACCCGAAATGAAAACGACTTAGACCTAACAAACAACGTACCTAACACAACGGCGCAAGGTACAAAGGCAAGTTATTACGAAGCGAGCATAACACTAACGGCAAACGAGGGTTACAAGATAACGGCGGCGCAAGTGGAGTTTACGGGCAGTTACGGCTATCCAAGTAGCGAGGATATGACAATAAGCGAGGACGGAAAAACCGCTAATTGGAGTAACGAAGATTGCGACACGGGCGAACCGTTTACCATAACGGGCGAAACCGCCAGCGAGGGAACACCTGAACTAACCGTTAAAAACGAAATAGCGGACACGACCGAACAACACACGTATGACGGACAAACGGCGACTTTTACGGTTAATGGTAGTTATCCAAGATACCGTTTTAAGCAACCGACCGTAAATTATACGGGTACGGACGGGCAACCGAAAACCGTACAAATGGAAGTTGAGGTTTTGGAACGTGGAAGCATAGCAACGGCAACCGTTACGGATATAGACCCGACAAAGCCCGTAACGATAACGGGGCAATACTTGTACGCTATAATGATAGAACCAAGTTTAAGTAATTGTTATGCAGACCCCGAATTACCCGAACATTTGTTTGAGGGCGACACGTTAAGCGTTGTTTTGAAAGCGAACCCGAACACGGCGTTTGATGATACGGACGAAATGAAAATACCCGTTTTTTCATACCAAGACGAACAAGGATATTATCAAAGTAAACCGCTAACCGTTTCAGAGGATAAACAGACCGCAACGGGGCAAATTTTGTTAGGCGACTATCAAAGTATGGGTGTAGTTGCGGAAGCGTACCCCGTTACCGTTGTGGGCGAGCAGTACGGGGCTATAAACGTGTATTTGGTAACGCTTGACGAGTTGGCAGAGTTTAGCGGCAAACGGTTTTTCAAGGAAACAGCCACCGACCCCGAAACGGGCGCACCCATATACGAAAACATTGATTTGGGCGCATACGTGAACAAAATACGCCGTGTTTACACCAACATAGGCGCAAGCAGCACCGATGTAATACGATGCGGCAACTACAATACGGGCGTATCTTGCCACCAGCCAGCGCAAGACAAAATAACGCTTGATTTCGGTACGGCGGTAGTACCAGCGCACAATGAGGACAACACCGACTACGAAAGCGAAATACAACTCTTTTTGCCGTTTGCAGGCTTTGTAAACCTCAATAATGATTATGCAGGTAAAACGATAGCTTTGCAATACGTTATAAACGTGGTAACGGGCAACGGGGTTGCGCTTTTGTCCTGCAACGGCGTTGTATTTCAAGTTGAGGAAACCGAACCAAGCAGCGAAATAATATACCTTTCACCAAGCACCCAAGTTAAAACCGTGGGCGGCGATGATTGGAACGAAATGTTATATTACGGGTTAGAACCTTACATTTACTGCAAGTGGTACGAGAGCGCAAGCAACGGGCGAAACAATGACAGACAAACGGGCATTTTAGGCGATTTCAGAGGGTTTAATGTGTTCGATGATGTAACACCCATACACACCGCCGAAATGCTGACAGAGGAACAAGAAATGATATATGCGGCTTTGTCTGACGGCGTTTATATTGAGTAACTGCAAAAAGAAAGGCGGCAACTTGATTGTTACCGCCTTTTCTTTTCGCTTGCTGATTGTTATTTGTCCTGCAATGTTTCAACGCCCGTTAAACCGATGTACAAGTTTGTGGGGTAACATTCGCAAAAGGTTTTGAAACGCCCGATAAGTTTTTCAGCGGCGATAAAGTCATACGCTTGATTTTTGCAGGCAACTTCTTTTGCGAACTTGATGCGTGTATCACGGTTGAACACGATGTGATTTTCCAAAATATCAACCCCCGTTTGCAGGCTTTCGGCAATGCTTTCAAGGTTTGTGCGCATTTCGGGCGAACCAGCCGCCAAAAATTCAACGTGTTTCTTAGTCTGCAATAACATTTCTTGCAATGCGTTTAACACTTTCTGATTTTCTAAAATTAAATCGGTTGTTTTCATTTTGATAAAGTATTTAATTGTTTAACACGCTGCAAAGTTAAGCATTTTATTTCACCTGCAAGCGGTTGGTGTGTTATTTTGTGTTAAATTATTCTTTTAACTTTGTTTAACAGTGTTCCACGTGAAACATTTTATTTCGTGCATCGGTGTGGCAGTGTTCCACGTGAAACAATTTCACGGGCGCACACGCATAACAAAAACCGTGCCAAAGTCTGTTATCTTTTGTTAAATCTGTGCCTTAGCAAAAACCGTTCCAAAGTGGGTTGCGAAATGTTAAAAAACGGTAAAGTGGCGACCCAGCAAAAACCGTGCCACAAAATGTTTGCAAATGTTAAAAGTGGGTTGGGAAACGTTAAATATGGGTCAGTAGCGTACC